CTGGAAACAATCCAGCTATCTCAGCGACGGGTAGTGATACAAACGTTGGAATTACATTAACACCAAAAGGTGATCTTGGAAGAATTACATTAAATGGTGAATCTAAAATATTTGGTGTGTTTGAATCTGCAACTATATCAACTACATTTCTAACTACATTTACATATAACGTACTTACTCAAGCTGTATATTTTCAAAACGTTGACTTAGGTGCAAACTTTACAGTTAATTTAAGAGGAAATGCTTCTAATACATTAAACTCGGCTTTAGCTATAGGTGAATCTGCAACAGTTGCCTTAATCACGAAACAAGGCAACACAACATTTTATAATAACGTAGTACAAGTTGATGGCACAACTACAAACGTTACAGTAGTTTATCAAGGTGGATCGGCTCCAACAGCTGGAAACGCTTCATCTAATGATGTCTACACTTACACAGCTCTTAAAACAGCAGCATCAACATACACAGTACTAGCAGCATTAACACAATTTAAATAGGAGTAGAAAGAATGCCTTTAAATTCAACACGCGGAGGAGCCTCAGCAAAAGGATTTGGATTTACAGCAGGAAAAGGCTGGGATGGTACTATTGATTATTTAGTAGTCGGTGGAGGAGGAGGCGGCGGTGGTGACGGTGGAGGAGCCGGAGGAGCAGGAGGTTATCGTACTTCATTCCCAGGAGGAACAAAATTAACATTAACACCAGGTAGTTATCCAATTACAGTTGGAGGAGGTGGTGCTGGAAGCACTACACCAGGATCAAATGGTCAAGATTCAACTTTCTCTTCAATTACTTCAGCAGGTGGAGGATTTGGAGCTAGATTTAACGGTAGTCCTAGTACAGGAGGATCTGGAGGATCTGGAGGAGGTGGAGGAGCTAGGGGAGGTGGAGCTGGTACTGGAAACTCACCACCCGTAAGTCCATCGCAAGGAAATAATGGTGGATCAGGAGATGGTAGTACAAACTCACCAACTGATAGAGGAGGATCTGGAGGAGGAGCTGGTGCAGGTGGATCAAATGCAAGCGGTCCAGGAAATGGTGGAGATGGATTAGCAAATTCAATTACAGGTCCTTCAATTTATTATGCAGGTGGAGGTAGTGGAGGAGCAAACTCTGGAAGATCAAATTCTGGATCAGGAGGACTTGGAGGAGGAGGTGCGGGAAGCACTGGAGGTGGTGCACCTGGGGGACTTAATTTAGGTGGTGGAGCAGGCGGTGGAGGATTTAATAATAACTCTGGAGGAACAGGTGGACCAGGAGTTGTTATTGCACTAGCTGCAAAAGAAGCTGTAAATAGATTATCTGTATCACCAGGGACAAATACAAAAACAACAACTCCAACAGGTGAAGTATTAATTACATTTACCGTAAGTGGAGATTTAACAGTATCATAATATGGCACATTTTGCAGAAATAGACATAAACGGTAAAGTTTTAAGAGTAGTAGTTGCTTGTAATCAAGATATTGCAAATAACGGAGGAGAACAATCAGATCAAGCTGCGCAACATTTTACAACAGTTGTGCCGTTATCTAATGACGGTGTAAAATGGATTCAAACCTCTTATAGTAATAGTTTTAGAAAGCAATATGCTTCAGCAGATTATACTTATGATTCAATAAAAAATATATTTATACGACCACAACCATTTTCATCATGGTCACTTGATGATAATAGTGATTGGCAAGCTCCTATTTCTTATCCATCTATTAAAACTCATAATGACAATGAAATATATGTTATTTTTTGGGATGAAACTAATCAAAGATGGTTAGGTAATGATTATTCAAATAATACTCTTACTTGGTCTCCGCAAAGTTCTTCTTGGTCATTAATAAATAGTTAAATATTTACTTTTATACAAAAATTTAGTATAAAGTATAAAGAATGAACCTACAGAATTATTATTACTATTTTCAAAATGCACTCACACCTAGATTTTGTGATGAATTAATTAAATACGGTATATCGCAACAAGGGCAGTTAGCACTTACAGGTAGCCAAACTTCTAAAATACAAAAAGGAAAAGATTTAAAAGAAAAAGATATAAAAGATTTAAAAAAGAAAAGAGATTCAAATATAGTTTGGTTAAATGATAATTGGATTTATAAAGAAATTCAACCATATATTCATAAGGCAAATAAATTAGCCGGTTGGAATTTTGATTGGGATTTTTCTGAAAGTTGTCAATTTACAAAATATAAATTAAATCAATTTTATGATTGGCACTCTGACTCTTGGGAAAATGCTTATAATACCCCTGATAATAAAGATACTCATCAAAAAATTAGAAAACTTTCTGTTACTTGTTCTTTATCAGAACCAAAAGATTATGAAGGTGGTGAATTAGAATTTGATTTTAGAAATATGGATCCTGATAAAAAATCTGTTAGAAAATGTGCTGAAATAAAACAAAGAGGATCTATTGTAGTATTTCCATCTCACGTTTGGCATAGAGTTAAACCAGTAACAAAAGGAACAAGATATTCATTAGTAATTTGGAGTCTTGGTTATCCATTTAAATAAAATGGTAGAATTTTATAGTTATAAAAATAATAAAGCAGATATTTCACCCTTAATTTTAGCAATTAATACTTTAGGTGAAAATTTGACAGGTTTAGAATTAGGAGTTTCTACAGCAAATAGTACAATTACTATTTTACATAATTGTAGTATTAAAAAATTATATGCAATTGATAATTGGAAACCTCATTATGATTATTTAATGAAAGTTGTAAAAGATGGTTTTTCATTTTTCATTGATAAAAAACAAAGTGAAATAAATAGATTTCTTGCATTTCATAATATTAAATATTCAGGATGTAAAGAAAAAATAGAAGTAATAGAAGAAGATTCTATTGTTGGTATTAATAAAATTAAAAATAATTCACTAGATTTTATTTTTTTTGATGCTATGATGACAGAAGAACAAACATATAGAGAAGCAAAAGCAATTTACCCTAAAATAAAAAAAGGGGGTTACTTTACTGGTCATGACGCTAATTGTGTTAAACAAGTTATGGAACCTATTAAAAAAATTATGAAAGAAAATAACAACAATAACAAATTATTTGATTATGATAATTGTTTTTTATTTAAATGTTAAATATGAATTTTAAAAAAAATAAATATATAATTATCAAAGGAGCAATATCAGAAGATCTTGCTAAATTTTGTTATGATTATTTCATGATGAAAAGAACAGTTGCAAGAACTATGTTTGATACACGTTATATCAGTCAATTTACTGAATACTTTGGGGTATGGAATGATCAACAAGTTCCAGAAACATATTCACACTATTCAGATATCGTAATGGAAACATTACTTGTCAAATTACTTCCAGTAATGGAAGAGAATACTGGATTAAAATTAAATCCTAATTATTCTTATGCTAGGATTTATAAAAAAGGAGACGTCTTACATAAACATAAAGATAGATTCTCATGTGAAATTTCTACAACTATGCATTTAGGTGGTGGTGGTTGGCCAATATATTTAGAACCAGATGCATCATTAGGTAATGTTGATGAAAAGACAGGTAATTACAAAGCATCAAAATCTAAAGGTGTTAAAGTAATGTTAGAACCTGGTGATATGTTAGTATATCGTGGAAATGAATTAGAACATTGGAGAGATAAATTATCTTTTGATGACTGTGGTCAAGTATTTTTACATTACAATAATGTTGAAACTAAAGGATCTAAAGAAAATATATACGACAGAAGACCACATTTAGGACTTCCATGTTGGTTTAAAAAATGAGTGAGGATAGAATAAAAGAACTTGAAGAACAACTTCAAATGCAAATAGCAGTCAAAAAATCTGAAGTTATGTTAAATAAAGAATTACTTGAAAGAATAGAAAAACTAGAACTTCATAAAGAAACATTAATAGAAATTAATGAAAAATATTCTGAAACTATAAGTAGATTAAGAGCAAGATTAAAAGAACTTGTTGTTAAGTAAATTTAATAAAAATTATACCAACCTGTAATAATATATTTTGTTTCCTTGTCTGAAGGACATCCTCTATGAACAAAATTCCAATTTGCTGGCCAAATGACTGTTAACCCTTCTTCTGGTTTAATTTTTAATTTTTGATACATCCATTCTGTTTCTCCTTTATTTTTAACAGTATTTAAGTACGTCATAAACACTAACATTCTTGTTGCAGCTGGCAGACTTGCTTGTTCTGTATGCCATTTAAAAAAACCTTCTCCAGGTCTATATTTTTGAATATTTATATTTTCAACAATTTTCCATTGATCTAAATATAAATCTAATCCTGGAAATTTTTTTTATAGCTTATGTTACAATTATTTAAAGTTTCATAGTAAAAACTATAGGTTGGATCATTTACACTAATATAAAGATCAGTTGATTTTTTTATTTTTGGTGTATAGCCTCCTTTAACAATACCTTTTACTTGATGTTCTTTATTTTCTTCAAATAATTTTATTAATTTCTTACAGACTGATTTATCTATGTACCAACCTTTAATAAAACCATCTAATTTGTTGATTTTATGCTCTTTCATGATACTATCTATAACTCAAAATTTTGATAAAATAAAGCCCTATGCCTTTACAGAAGATACAATTTAAGCCAGGATTTAATAAACAACAAACTGCAACCGGAGCCGAGGGGCAATGGATTGATGGTGATAATGTTAGATTTAGATATGGAGAACCACAAAAGATAGGTGGTTGGCAAGAATTAGTTAATAAAACCCTCGCGGGCGTCGCGCGCGACCAGCTTACTTGGACT